CTCATCGAACTGGAGGATGAGATTGGTGAGCAAGTCGGAACCGGCTGGATTCGAGACTCTGCCGCCTTCTTCGGTAGATTTGGTATCCAAATATCCCAAGCCCCACAGGCAGTCGGCGCACTTTTTGGCGCTAACGAAGACTTCGCAGCAACCGCAACGGGAACTAGCCAAGCAGACTTACAGGCTACTATCAAAAAAGTTATTCCGGGAATAGACCTAGCAAACATCTCTGAAGCAGAGGCAATTCGTTTGACCTTGGCAGCAAAGATGGCCCGTGCTATTGACCCGTCTGGACGCCTGTCCAATCAAGACTTCGATATTCAGCTTCGCAGACTCGGGGACGCAGCGTTTACCACACCGGGTGAAATCAAGCGCAAACTCAACCTAATCAAGGAAGAGTTCGAGGCTGACTTGGAATTCAAAAACATGCTCAAGCGTGTGATGGATGACCAGTCTCAGCTAACCCCGCAGGTTGCCCGGACAGTACAGGCGCACATCAAAATCCGCGAACTCGAAGAGGGTCTCTACGGAACCACAGGAAGAGACGCCGTTGTTCAGCAGCAGCAAGAAGCCCCCGGAGACGCAGCCGCTGTTAAGATAACGCAGAGCAGCAAGACGTGGAGAGGCCAGCCTGTCTACATAGGAACCGACCCCCAAGGAAACGTTAGATACTATCTGGACCCCGAAGGAACTACCGTAGTTCCGACACCGAGAGAAATTAAGTAGATGGCTCAACAAGTCACAGTAGAAGACGTAAAGCAACCCCCCGTCAGTGGCGTTTTCCCGCCAACCGAAGAGGGCGTGGTTACTGTAGAAGAGGACGGAGAGAAGAAGCCCGTAGGCGTCGTTCCCCGCCCTGCTGCTGAACCCCTACAAACAGAAGTGACGTTGAAGCCGGAGCCTGTGTTGGGTGTTACCACGCAAGTTTCTCCTGCTGACACGGGACTCACGCAGGTTGCCGGGGAAGCCGTTGCTGCAAAAGTAGCCCCCACTGTAGAGCAAGCCCTCGAAGCTGCGGAAACAGACGAAGAGTACATGAACATCATGGGTCTGCAAGAATTGGCAGACGCAGGTGACGACGACGCGTACATGAAGCTTCTGTCTCTTACAGAGTCCACGGTTCCTGCAGGCGAAACTATCAAGCCATTCGTCGAGGGACAGCAAGTTGTCATCCCGGCAAACATCACAGACCCCCGACAAATAGACCGAGCGAAGCTAATCGGGGAACAGTCCCTGATGCTCGACAACATGCTTCGTGAGGCTGTTCCGGATGCTCGGGTTCGTCAAGTCTTGGTTGACAACGGGCTGGGTAACTTTGGTGATGTAGTGGTAGAGCGTCTTGCTGAGATGGGGCGGGGCACCGCTCAATTAGCTGCTTTTCCTATCGGGCAGTCTCCCCTAAACACGGCAGCATATTACGCAGGTCTATCTGCTTGGGATTACTACACAGGCAAGGCTTCTAGTTTCGGTGCAGCCTACGCCTCGTACGGTCCTGAAATTCAAAGAGACAGCCAAGAGAACTTGGACACGATTGCTAAGTTGTTGCCGGGACCAACGCTCGGCATGGCTGCAAACGACTTCATTCGCGACCAGTTGCAGCAAAGACTCGACGACGGTCTGATGACCCAAGAAGAGTACGACCAGATTACTACCGAGACTTTGTCAGACGGTACTGTGCTGCAGCGCACCCTCATCAGTGACGAAGCCGCGAACAACATATTACAGATGTCGTTTAACCAGCTTCCGCTATACGAACGATTCGGTGCTATTGCCATTGAAAACGTGGTCGGTATGGCTGGCTTCGGTGCAGCTACCGCATACAAGGGTAAAAAGACCTTAGCATCCGTTCGCAGACTTCAGGAACAATTTCCGGAACTTGCAAAACTGGAGAACCCCGTTGACGTTCTTCGTCAGGCACACTCTAACGGACAGGCCAAAAGCCTGAAGATGCACTTCCTAAAAATAGGAATGCGGGAAGAGCGTATCGACACAAACATCTCAGGTCTTGTAAATCAGGTCAGTAGCTTGGATGACGAGTTGTCTGCCATGCGAAGACGAGGCGTTACAAAGGGCCACTCTGACTGGTCTACGTACGTAGCCAGAGAGCAGCAGATGAATGTTCTCGAAGCCCGTCTCCTCCGTGCCAAGTTCACGGGACGAACCATACCTATGGTTGCTGAAAACGTGGAGAACTCGCTGATTATATCTGCGGGTCAGTTAGCAACCCGTGAATGGTTGCCACAGTTTACTGGGTTCGACGAGGAAACATCGGAGTTTTTTGGCGCACTGGGTATGAGCCTCGGTGGCTACAAGGTTGTCAAAGGAATTGGCGGCGGCATAGGCCGTACAGGAAAGCGGGTTGTTGACGGCAACATTGCAGAGAATGTAACCTCTGGGTTTGGCCGTGTAATGGATTTTATATCTTTCGCAGCGACAGGCGGTGAGATAGGACGCGCTTTCACGTTGAAGGGCAAGTCCCTGTTCAATGACGACGGAATTAGGGTTTACGAACAGAGTTTAGGCCGGAAGCTAACTGCAGAAGAGCGTAGGGCAATCACCTACTCCACTCGTCTCGTTCAAAACTTGAGCGATGAGCAGCGGGAATTGGTTCTCAAGGCGACTGACGACTACCTCGAACTGCAAGACCGCATAGTTATGCGCTTCCCGGAGGGTGACGCCCGCAACAAGGCACAAGAACTTTTTACGCTGTCCTTTGCACAGGCAACTTCTATCGGTCCGCTGGCCGCGTTGAACCGCCTCGCTATTGGTAGAATAAAGCCTCGCGACCTGAAGAACCTGAACAGTGATGAAATGATTCAACACGGAAGGGCGTCTGAAAAACAAATTGAAATAACCGAACGTGCCCTACAAAATTTGCAAGACCACCTAGAGGCCGTTCCGGACATGGAAGGCAGAGAGTTTGTACAGGAATACATCTCTGACGGCCTGAACGCTTTGCAGTCTCACAAGACTCGTCTGCGCGGGGAGTACGAAGATACTCTTGCAGCACTAGACGACCTAGAAAAGTTTGTATTCGACGACGTTACGGTCGATATTCCCGAAGACCTTTTCTCTAACATCCTGTACACCCGCAAACATCTCAAGGAACAGTTGGGCGAGTCTTTCAATACGAAGGCTGAAATCATACGACTTCAACAGGATTTTGAAGATGGTCTCGCCCGCCGAATCGACCTCGTCAAGGATATGCGCGGTCAGGGTGCCGGATACAACGTGTTGCTGGCACGTACAACAGAGGATGTTATCGAAACACACATGGAAAGCCTCTTCGCCAGAGGACGGGCTGCCTACGAACCCGTTGTCGAGTTTGCACAGGGTCGCCCACCCATCGACATGACCCCCTTGGTTGCAAAAACGATTGAAGACCTCGGCGCACAGACAGACATAATCCGCTTCTTTTCTGCGGGGGGAGACTTCTTTAGCGGCAAGCTGGGTAAGCAAGCCCTCGAAGTTTTTGACAACATGGTAGAGCGGGTCATACCCCCGGAGAAACTAGAGGAGATGAAAGACCTTCTCAAGGCCAATGGTATCGAAGGACTCACAGATATTGAAGTTGCTATCCGGGCTGAGAACGCTTCAGATGCACTCGGCATCTTCTCTCAAGCCAATCCGTACGAAGTAGAAGTTATGCGTCGAGCCTTCCGTGACTACGCGTACCGCCTCGGACCTGACGACCGGGAACTCAAGGCAGTCGTCGATAAGTTCGCAGGAGACCTAGACGACCTGATTCGCACACAAGACAAAGAAGTGTACAAGATGCTTGAGAAGGCCCGGAAGACCTACCGCGATGAAGTTGGTGACCGCCTCCGCCCCAAGCAAATTCTTTTGCAACTAGACCGGTCGCGACAGGGACCAGAAAAGGTTTCCCGAGGTCCACAAGACCCGTTCCGATTTGCGTACGGTGAACTCGACCCCGTGACTGTGTTCAGTCCTATTTCGGACGCTCTAAATCAGTTAGCTGCTGGCGGTCCTAGAGCGGCAAAGGCGCGTCACAATCTTCCCAAGCTGCTGTCTCGTTTGGCCACCGACTTTGGTGAACGCATGGAAATAGACGGCGTCAGACAGTCTGTGTTTGACTTGTCTACCCCGCAGGGAAAAGCCAAGTTTGATGCCCTACAGGGTGTTATTGCAGAGCGTGTCTACGCTGACTGGGCCGAGCGGACAGTCAAGAACATAACACAACCCCGCGCAGGGGCGACGAGAGTAGGAAAGTCTCTAGAGGGTAAGGTTGGCGGCTACGACTTCACCCGCGCAACCGACTGGGAAGCCCTTCAAGACTACACGGAAGTTACCATCAAGGATGTAGACGGTAAAATCAAACGTGTCCCGATGGTCAACTTGCAGGAAATGATTGCCGGTGAAAACGACATCACCAGCCTCATGGAAAAGAGTGCCACTATTCGCGGCAAGGTTGCGGACTTCATATCCGAGGCCGAAAGCACAACGAGCAAACTTCGTCGAAATGTTGACAGCACGATTACAGCCGAAAAAGAAACGTTCGACATCATCAAGCCAATCATCCCAGAGCAAGACCCGGATAGATTCTACACAAACTTTGTAATCAATGGTAGCGTTGGAAAGCTAGACGCAACCCGGGGCATGGCAGTTGACCTGCTCGTAAAGAGTGGCAAAAGCGCAGATGAAGCAGAAGACCTATACGACAGGGCGGTTAGCAGTTTGATTTCACGTGCCCTTATGAATCGGGGCGGGCTGCAAAACGTTTCGGGGCGGACTATGGTCGGCCTAGACATGGACAAGAAGGTGGTTCGCCAATTCACGACACCTGAAACTATGTTACAGGACATCCAAAACAATCGTGAAATTCTCGAAGCTACTCTAGGCGCAGACCACGTCAACTACCTAGAAGATATTACAGACTTCTTGAATATGGCTGCAGATACTACTGTGGCAACCAGCACGGGGTTCGAGGGAATTACTCGTGGGTATGGAATGAACGAAGCCTTGAGCCGGGTGTACAACATGGCACGGGGCATGGTTAGTCCCCTGTACGTTACCTCGGAAGCTGCTGTGCGCCTTGCAAGTCAGGCCAACGTAGAAATGTTCCAACTCGTGGGACAAGACGCGAACGCAGCCCGTATCGTTCGGGATTTGCTTAAGTACCCTGAACTGATTACCAGACAAGACATGGACTACCTAGACACTACAATGGGAGTTTTTGTCGTAAAAGAACTTCAGAAAATGGGACTGCGACCTTCAACGTACGTTGCAGTAGAACAAATAGGAACGGAGAGTACCGATGAAGATGAACAAGAAGATGCCTCGTAAGGGCTACGCCTACGGCTCTATGGTTCGCAGCCCGATGCGGCCAGACAACATGACAATGTCCGCGAACCCGATGATGCCCCGTGACGACAAGATGGGCATGATGTACGGCGGCATGGCAAAGAAGAAAAAGAAGATGGCAATGGGTGGCGAAAACAAGAAGTTCGCAGCCTTGGCACCGCCTCGCGACAAGATTACCTACGCTGATAAGATTGCAGGTGCAACGAAGAAAGCCTAGACGTATCGTCCGGACTTTTCCAAAATCTCTTCTGACATAGACTTCAAGTAACGAATCAAGCTGGCAACCTTGTACGTACCCTCGTATGAAGGCATGCCAGCTTCCATCGTTCTGATATAGTCCTCTGGGTTTACAGAGTCTACCTCTAGTTCTATGTCACCCTTGTCGTTCATCGACGCGGTGAGGTTGAACAGCAGGGCTTTAGTCTTCTTGTTCTTGCTCATTGTACGCCTTAATTACATCACTAGAGAAAAGTTTCTGCAGGTTTAGCAGGTACATGCGTGAGGCGTAGTTATCGCCGCCTGACACGCTGCGTTTGTAGTCTAGGTTGTCGATGATTGTTCGCAGGGACGGAACGTCAAAGACGAGGGTTGCAAAAGTCTTGTCACCCACACACAGGTTGTGAAACCAGTAGTCGGCTTCAGTAGCCGCGATACCGCTAGGCTTACCGTAGCACTCATATTCGATGGCAATGTTGCCCGTCTTCATCCAGAGGTCTCGTTCCGACTTGACCTCTATTTTTTTGTCTTGAAGCATGTCAGCTATGCGCTGTTCCCGCACCTTACCGTAGGCAAGGTCGAGGTCAAACTTCTTTCTGTCAGCTACGGTCGGTTCTAGACTCATCTAGCTTTTCCTTTTTCTTTTTCCATTCCTCGTAACACGGATGTTTACGAGGCGGGTCGTACTGAACCCAGCCGTCCCCTCGCTTCCATACGAGGGGACTTTCTTTTTTCTTAGGCGGCATTTAAGTCTACCACTTCACACACACCAGCCGTACAAGCAAGTTCCCGGGAACCCGAGGTGTTGTCCTCTTTCTCGTACTCTGAAAGGGCTTGCCAGTCAATCTCTAGATTACCATACACGGATTGCCATTCCAAGTAATCATCTGCCTCGATGTCTTGGTACGGAGCCTGTTGGTACGTGTGGTCGTTGTGAGGCAAGAACGAGACGCCTGACGCCACTTCGAAGTTCTCGTAGACCCACGCACCTACGTCCATCCACTCGTCTTCCTTGACCGTGATGGTTACTGACGGCTTGTGTTCACACCAGTGAATTGCGTAAACTTTCCACAGTTCGAGTTGTTGGATAGCCGTCATCTGGGTTCGCGTTACCGCACCCGCAGGGGATTGCATAGCAAATGAAAAGACTGTAGTCGAGTCCGGCTTCATCACACACGCCTCGTTGTACAAGCCCTGCTCCTTGAGGAACTGTGTCAGGGGGTCTTTGTTATCCCCGCGAACCGTACGAATGTAGTAGTCGTTGTGACGAGCGTGGATGCCACTAGCGGCGTCTACGAGTTGAGACACAGTGCCCGACGGCTTTACACAGGTGATGGCAGCCGACTGTGGGATTCCAAGCATGTTTGCATACTTGAGATTCGTATCTATAGCCACTTGACGCATCTCTTCGAGCCAGCGAGGCGAGTCTACGGGCTTTGAAAGGACGCCGTGGTCCATGATACCAGTCAAGGAAACGCCCAACAAACGTTCTTCTTCTGTGTTTGTCTTCCATACCTTCCTCAAATATTTGAAGTCAGTCATAGTTGACTGCAGGGTTCCAAGGATGGTTGCGAGGCGAACCTTGCGCTTGAGGTCTTCGAGACCATCAGACTCCCGGACAACTACTTCTGACAGGTTGCAAAACTGATAGGGACGCAGGATGATTTCGGAACAGGGGTTCGTACCCCACATGTATCCCTGTTCGCGGCGTCCGTTGCGACCGACTTGTACGTCGGCAGCTTCACGGTTGAAGATGCCACGCTCCCCCGACTTGGAGTCGTAGAGGGCAAGCCACTCACGCATAAACGTACCCATCTCAGGCTTACCCTTGTAGGCTACAGAGTTGTTCGCAAGAGCGCGTTGCCCCTCGTTCTCCCACCACGCACCAGACTTAGCGTGTGCCATCTGGTCATCGTTCAGGTTGCTGAGTGAGATGAGAGCAGAGCGACGTACGCCACCAACCACAACAATCTCCCCAATCTTACACATCAGGTCGTGGCACTCTATCGGAAATAGACGACGCCCCTGTGCCTTCTTGAAGACTTGTACAGTAAAGTTAAACAGGTCTTCGAGGGGTTGCGGGCCTGACGCCCGACCACCCATTGTCTTGAGACGCGAACCAGCCGGACGCACCTCTGACATATCCCACGTCGGAATCTGTCCTGCGTATAGCAGCGCAATCAATTCGCGCAACGACTTGGCCCACCCGGGCTTGGAGTCACCTACTTTAATTACAGTATCCGTGTCGTGCATAGCATCACTGATAACCGGAAGCTTGTCTACACTTTCCCGTTCAACAGAGAACCCCACACCTGTGCCACACATGAGAATGTACATGCACTCGTCAAATGAGCGGGGGCTGTCCACGGGAATGTAGCTACAGTTGTAGCCGCTGATATTGTCCCGGGCCAAGGCCGGTCCGGCAGTCATCATAGCCCGCATAGACGGCATGATTTCCTGACTTAGGATTGCATCACGCAAGTCACAGATATCGTCTGATGACATGTCAAGCTGGTGCTTGCCCTTCACCTGATACACCATAAATTTCAGGTAGCGTTCGACGGTCTCATCCCAGTTCTCCCGACGCTCTTTGTCGTCGAGCCACCGTGCGTAGCGAGACTTGTGAATGAATTGTTGGTAGGGGGTAGGTAGCATATTATCCACGATTCTTCTCCTCAATAAGTTTGTTCAAGTACCACTGTGCCTTCTTTAAGTCTTCGATACCATTCTTGTAACGATACCGCCACACGTACTTCATTATGTTCCCTTGCAGGTAATATTCATATCCTTCGTCCGTAGCAGCTTGAATAGCATCTATACACTCAATACCTGCTTGATTGTAGTGCGGTGGCGAATTCACCATGTCCAGATGTTTTTGATAGTGGCCATCAAGTAGCTTCTCTTCGTCAGCAGCCCACATAACCGTGCTTTCTTCTTCCTTCATCTTCATGTAATCCTCGTGTCTCACCGGTTGTCTCCACTGCCGCCTATCGTACCAGCAACCTTACGAGACTTCAACTTGTGAATGTTCATTTCCGCTACTTGTTGCAGGGAAAAGCCTAAGTCATCGGCAAGGGTAGCACAATACCACAACACGTCGCCAATCTCTTTGGCAATCTCCCCCCGGAACCGGGCGTCGTCTTTGCCATCACGGTAAATCTTCTTAACCTTGTCAGCAACCTCACCGGCTTCACCAGCAAGACCCAAAGCCGGATATACAATCTGCATACGCTCCGGATAGATAGCAAACTCACGGGCTTGCATCTGATAGTTATTCAAATGCCAATTTTCTCGAATCATTGTTTGCTCCCAAAGTCTATGTGAAGAACGTTGCCTTCCTGCTCTACACGGGCTGTCCGGGCAATCTCTGAGTCCTCGTCTACGCTGTCTCCGATAGCCTTCGCAAGTTCGCGGCTCTTCAGGGCTTCGATACCCCTGTCGAATACCAAGTCCAAGTCCTCGGTCAAAACAGCTATCAAGCCCTCCTGTGCCACCCCGGCAGCGTCGATGTACTCACCGTCTGCAGCTTCGGGCACTGTAGCGTAGGCTGAAAGAGAAAAGTTCTCGTCGTCCGTAGGCTTGAGAATGATGTAATACCTACCCTCAAGAAGGGAAAGCTTTTCTAACTCTTGGTCTATTTCAGTTGTCATTTTTGCACCAATCATCTGGGATAGAGCCTTCGGCCCATTCAAATCCGTGTTTCGTAGCCCAGTCAGCATACGTGGTTCGCGACCCCTTGTAAATCTTGTTCGAGGCGCGGACGAAAACAAACCGTATATCTAGGTCTGGGTTCTGTTCCTTTACCAGCAACATCTTCACCCGGTCACCCTTGTCTAGGTGGCCCTTCGTTTCTACGTAGATGTTCGTTTCGGGAAAGTAAAAGTCGGGAGTGTAAGTTCGCGGCTTGGGTACGAACGTTACCTTGGTCTTTTCGTATTCGAACTTGTAACCCTTCTCAATCAGAGACCGGGCTATGTTAGATTCAAATTGTGAACGGAATCGGATACTTCTCATGAGCCTTGCAGCGGAAACGCTTCCTTTACTATCTGTAGCCTTTTTAGCAGATACTGTTCTACTTTTGGGGTATACTTTTTTAGACGGGACAACTCCTCGTTTAACGGAATTGTTGGGATGCAGACGGTTGCTCCCATTCTCAAGACGCTGTTTAATCGTTGCATCTCCTCTTCGATACGTATGACATCCCTAGCCTCTGTGTCCGAGACGAGATATCCGGATTCAGAATAGTTATTACGTAAGGTGATTGGAAGAGAGCGGTCGCCGTTCCGAAGCTTGACCAGCGCGGGTTCGCCGCCCTTACTTTCATGGCTGTCCACGAACACGTGAAGAAGCTGGGGATTTAACCCCAGCAACTTGAGTTCGTAACGGTCGGTGTAAATAACTGGCATGCTACAGTTCCCGCTTCACCAGTTTGGTGTACCACGCCATAGGCTTCGACTTGGCCTTGGAGGGCACCTTGGGGTGATACTCTGCACCCTTCCAGCAGTTCTCCTTGAACGAGCAAAAGGTACAAGTCTTAGGCATGAGACGGTTACCTGTCTCAATCTTTTCACCCTTGACTGTGTACACTTCTGGTACAGAGGTAAACGGTACTTTGAACTTGGCATCGTTGAGGATAGCGTCGATGCGCTTGGCCGCTTCCTTGAGGTACGCTTCCCTGTCTTCGGTTTGCTCGTCAGGAGCCTCGACAAAGTCCCACTCACCACTCGACTTGTTGATGGCAATCCAGCCACCGAACGGCAACCCCTTGGACTCTGCGTAAAGGAACCCCTGCATGATGTAACCGAAGGGGTCGTCCTCTTTGATGGCGTCGTAGCCACCACGTCCCGAGAACTTGTTGTCGAAAGACCACGGACTTGTAGACTTGATATCCCAAACTTTCTGGACACCATCTTGTTCGAGGATGATGTCGAGAGTCCCGTTGACCGTCGTTCCGCCGATGTCGAGGGAACACTTGTCTTGTTCGCTGATGACGTTCAATCCTGCAGCCTTCATAGTCAAGACTGCAAAGGCTTCGACTAAATCACCAATAAGAAAACGAACAATATCATTGTAAGCGACATCTTGCTTCATGCCTTTCTTTTCGAGTTGCTGCTGACACAAGGGACGGCCTAGCCCAGACATACGAATGTTGTAGCCAGACCTGCGAGTGAGTTGCTTACGGATAGCCGTCTTGCAATCCTCACCGAACTGCTCCACAAGAGAGTCGAGGCGAGAGGAGTCTATCTCCCCCCGCCCCGCCTTTTGCAAGAAGTCCTGTACTTCCAACAGTTGTAACATCCTAGCTTGCGAACCTGTCCGCAAGGTCGATGTCGTCGCTGTTCATAGCCATCTTGGATGCTTCCCGGTACTCGTTCATGATAGAGTCGTTGTGACCCTTCACAGTCTCTGCAAACTGCTTGATGAGTTCCTTATCCGTGTCGTTGATAGACACTTCCTTGACTAGGGACAGCTTGGGAGTCCAGTAAACTACACCCCCATTCTTTTGCTTGTCAGTGCCGAGTTCGATGACAGCCTTTTGCATAAGGATTTTCTTACGCGTCAGTTGCTGGTCGATGAACTCACGAACCGGGCGGAAGCCTGACCGTTTGAAGTACGCCACAAAAGGCATGTCTTCAACAGGTGCAGGAGAACCGTCGGCAAGGGTTGCATCCGGCGCACTGATGATACCGTAAATAACTTGGTTACAGTTTACAGAGCGGCTAAGAAGAACCCGTGGGTCGTCAGCAGGAAGTTGCTCCTCCTCTTGACGAGAAAGGCGACCGCACTTGTTACCACCGGCAGAGTCCGGGAACTCTCCTGAAAGGCCCGTGCGCTGCACTGACTTGCAAGAGAACTTGCCTTCTTCTTGATTCCAGACAGACCACTCGTATGTACGCATCAGGGGACGCATCTGGACCTTTTCAGCGTACACGACAGCAGAGCCGTTCCACATACGCCACGAACCTCGTTTGAGGGATAGACCGTCTTCGGTCTCGGCTTCGTAGTTGATGGTCAGGCGAGGCAGACCCATGCGAGGGCCGGAGTCTTCAGCAACCTGACCTGACATTTTCATCAGGGCTTCGTCGTCCCCTGAATCAAATGCAGTGATGAAGTTAGTCAATTCGTCGTTCATGTTTTGGATTTCTGTACCCATCATTTTCTCCGTTGGGTTTGTTTGAGGTAAAAGCATTATACTACCAACACCTCAGATAAGTCAAGCCAGTTTTTACCCATTTTTAATTCGATACCTACTGGCATGTCGTAACGAACGCCGTAGCGACGTGCGGTCTCTTCCGGGATACACAGCATACTTTTTGCCATGATGTCAATACACTGCTGTTCCTCGCCCGGATAAACGTCCATGACAATAGAGTCGTGAACCGTGTTGCATATCAAGGAACGTAAGCCACTGTTTTGTAACGACTTGTGTAAGTGAACAAGAGCCAAGGGCAGAAGGTCGGCGGTAGCGAACCCCTGCACCGGATAATTACAGATGGCCGTGCGATTAGTTGCCGTACCCCACTCAGTCCAAGTGGTTCCCGGGAAACAATACTGACGACCTGACGGCAGAGTGATGAAGCCTTTGGTCACTGCGTCACGCTGCAAGTCCTCGTGCCAGTCCGTCACCCCAGCATACTTCTCCTTGAACGCCTGATAGTATCGCTTCTGGTCGTCCGTGCCACTAACACCACCATAGAGAGGCTTGAAGGTGTGTGCCTTGGCCTCTTGCCGGGAACACCCGATGATGCCCGCAGTGTAGTTGTGTACATCTGTCCCGGCAGCGACATCTTCTTGTATACCAACGTCACCCGCAAGGAACCCGGCAACCCGAAACTCTAGCTGCGAGTAGTCACCCTCCAAAATAGCCCCACCCTCGAACCTGCTTTCTACAGCCTTACGAATAGCAAAGGTCGAGCCACGAGGCATGTTCTGAAAGTTTGGGTTACGAGACGAGAGGCGACCCGTAGCCGTGACACACTGCATATACTCTGTGTGAATAAACCCGTCACGGTCCATGTTGTTCTCCATGCCCTCGACAAAGGACCGGAGATAAGTTCGAACCGCAGAGTAGCGGACGTACGCCTCTGCAAATTCACGGGCGTCACCCCGCAACATCGTCATCGTTTCCTCCAAGGTAGCCTTGTCGGTCTTGAACCCGGCAGCAGCAACGTCGTACGGGTCACGAGGAACCATCTTGAAACCGGCAACTTCTGGGGTGTTTGAATAAACGACGCCAGAGCCGTCACAGGGCTTGCAGATGCGGATTGCCTTACCGAGGGTGCCGTCTTTACGAAGAGGGGCATAGCGGCCCTTCCCAGCGCAGTCTAGGCACTGTCTACCGTGGGTCTTGTATAGAAGGTTTGTTTCGTTCAAGACGTGACGTTTGAACTCGCCCCTCTTCATACGGGTTCGCCGCTTCGGCTTCTTGGTTGCGCCGCGAACCTCGTGGCCCAAGTTGAAGATGGTTGCCCAGCGTTTCTTGTCGCGCACCTCGCACGAG